TATAGAACTCTACTCTATGTGCGAACATCATTTACTTCCCTTTATTGGGAAGGCTCATGTTGCATATATCCCGGGAACTAAAATTGTGGGTATTTCAAAATTGGCCCGACTTGTGGATGCCTATTCACGTCGACTCCAAATTCAAGAACGTATTGGGGAACAAGTTACTCAGGCTTTGATGGACTATCTACAACCTGTTGGTGCCGCCTGTATTATCGAAGCCCAACACCTCTGCATGCAAATGAGAGGAGTAAAGAAACAGAACTCTGTCATGCAAACTTCCAGTTTGAAAGGTGTTTTCCTACAACAAAACGAAAGAGGAGTCGCGGCTCGTAATGAATTGATGTTAATGATAAAATAAGAAATTTTAAAAATCGTAAACACGAATTAGCCGTGAGAACATATTATAGGTAGAAGTGGTAATTAAACCCACGGTAACCAAGAACCCTAAAACAGGAGGACAGTGACAATGGCAAAGAAGAAAAGCAAGACAACCAAGAAAAAAGAACCCAAACTCGACGCCGAACTGGTCGTGGCCGTGGCAGAAGATATGAACTCTGCCTTAGGACTGGACCCGGAAATCGATACGGACCTGGACACCGATGAAATCATGGAACGTATCGAAGAGGAGTCGAAGGAATTGTACAGCGATGACTCCTTGGAAGATGATACATGGGATTTCCTGGAAGAACATTTCGGGGTGGACAAAGAGGAGTTGTCCGAATACTCGGAAGACAACGACTCCGGTGAAAACAATGATGAAGATGAAGAAGAGGAGCCCGAAGATGATTCCTCTGCCAAAGGTAAGGGCAAAAAGTCCGGTTCCAAATCTTCATCTAAAAAGTCATCTAAAAAGTCTGGCAAATCCAGCAAGAAAGCCGGGAAGAAAAAGGACTCCAAGGCATCCGGGAAGAAGGGGAAGACCCCTCCCAAAAAGGTCGGAGTGATTGCCGCCATCAAAAAGGCCATTTCCAAAAAGGGCCGAACCAAGACCGAAATCCTGGAAATCCTGGAAGAGGAGTTCCCGGATCGTGATCCCGCGGCCATGAAAAAAACTATCTCTTGCCAGATTCCGTACCAATTGTCACAGAAAGGCTACGAGCTGGTGAAAATGAAAGGTGACAAGTGGAAGATCGACAAGTCCCCTGAATAATCAGCATCAGTGCTTACCTCATGTATCATAAATAAACCCGGGAGTTGTTATGACTCCCGGGTTTTTTAGGAGGAAAATTATGTTTCAAAGTAATAAAGGACAAAAAGTTGTAGTTGGACTTTCCGGTGGTATGGATTCTACTACTCTGGCACACCACTTACTTCACATGGGATGTGAAATACATCCCTTTGTATTCACATACGGTTCTAAACACAACAAATGGGAAAACCAAGCCGCTCAGGAAGTCCACCTATGGTTATCCGACGTCTACGGGGAATTACTTGTAAAAGACATTCACTTTATAGACATATCCAATCTGTTCAACTCCATTAGTTGTGGATTTTTAAAATCTTCCGAACAGGAAATACCGGAAGGGCATTACGCAGAAAACAATATGAAACAAACCGTTGTGCCCGGTCGTAACCTCATATTCACTGCTATCATGGCTTCTTACGCAGAGTCAATAAATGCCAGATATGTTGCCCTTGCTATTCATGCTGGGGATCACCATATATATCCAGATTGTCGTCCCCAATGGGCTTCCAATGTTACAAGGACAATAAATACCCAATCAGAAGGAGTAGTAAGACTCTATACTCCTTTTATTGGAAATACCAAACAAGATATTCTTAATTTAGGTTATTATGGAGTCGGTGCCATAAGTACTCCTTATTCTATGACCCGTACTTGTTACAAAGACCAACCCGTCGCCTGCGGAAAATGTGGTTCCTGTCAAGAACGACTCGAAGCCTTTCATCTTATTGGTCAAAAAGACCCCATTAAATATGAACACAGAGAACTCCTGGATAGAGTCGGTACCGACGACTTTACATTGTCCAATTAACTGTGACTATTTACTTCTCAGTGAAGGACATTGTGCATGTGAACTTAGTTTACGCCACGCCTGTATGATACCGGAAAGAATAGGCGGGCCTAAGAGGGTTTATGGAAATTTACTTCGCCGCAGGACTGTCCAAAGACGACGTCAACTACTTCAAACAGAAACACCGAATTCTTAGTTATTATATGGATGGTCGTTCTTTAGAGTTGTCCTATTTAAAGGAGGGGATGTTTTTGAATAATCCAGACATAGGTGACATACAAATCTTCCTCGACTCCGGTGCTTTTTCCGCCTTTACAAAAGGAGTAGACGTTGATATTTATGAATACATCGACTACATCAAAAGACACAAAGACCATTTACACCTCTACGCTAATCTCGACGTTATTGGGGACTCTGCGGCTACATGGAAAAACCAAAAGATAATGGAGCGTGCCGGCCTTTCACCACTCCCATGTTTTCACTACGGGGAACATACCAAATGGCTTAAAAAGTATATTCGAAATTATGAGTACATAGCTCTGGGAGGTATGGTTCCCATTCAAAGCCAACAACTCCAAATGTGGTTAGATGATTTATTTGAAAATTACATTTGTGGTAAAGACGGACTTCCGCGCGTTAAAGTACATGGTTTCGGAATGACTACCCAATCATTAATATTAAGATATCCTTGGTACAGTATTGACTCGACTTCTTGGGCTATTGCCGGAGGGATTGGTGATATAATGGTACCTGTTGTTACTTGGGGAATTTATGATTTCCAAAAACAACCACTCCTTGTTAATGTTTCTAATAGACCGGGTTCTGTAAATACAACTACTAAAGGCAAGCACTTCGAACATTGTTCCGAAAAAGTTAAAGAATATGTACTCCAATATATCAACTCTTTAGGTTATGTAATGGGTAAGTCCATATTCCGAAAAGTAAAACAAACTCATAAACTAAAAATCAATGAGGCATGGGCGGAACCTAAATCTGATGTCTCTCGTAGGTTACTTGAAATTAAAAAAGAAATAGGAATTTCTAACTCCCATCAAATTAGAAAATTAGTAAATATTCATTTTTACAACCAACTCGGGGAGTCATGCCCTAAATGGCCGTGGGCCTATAAACCAAAAAGGAAAGCAAAGTTTAATATATGAAAGTATATGTAGCAAACGCAGAAGTCTGGACATTGCATATTTCTCCTTATGCCTTGTTCTCTTACCATAAACCCGTCACCAACGCTATGAGGAAAATTTACGATGCAAAAGATAAACAGGGAAGAACTACTAAAGGCTCTAAGCAAACTGGGGTCCGGCCTGTCCGAAAAACAAGTCCTGGAACAGAGTGATTCATTTACGTTCAGTGACGGCCGTGTTTATACATACAACGACGAAGTCTGGGTGAGTATCCCTTGTCAAGTAGAAGGGGAGTTCTCTGTAAAATCCAAAGAACTCCTTTCTATTCTTGGAAAATTAAAAGGAGAACAGAGTAAAGTGGAAGCCCGGGACACCGAACTATATATAAGAGACGGTAAAGCCCAATCCGGAGTAGTACTCAACAAAGAAATAGCCATTCCTGTAAAAGAACTCAAAAAAGATAAGAAATGGCAAGACTTACCAGATGGATTTGCCGATGGAGTTGTTCTATGTTCCCATTCATGTTCCAAAGATATGTCAAAGCCTGTACTTACCTGCATCCATATTAAAGGTGACTATATAGAAGCTTGTGATATATATACCCTCACCCGTTATACCATGTCTGGTAAAATGAGAGAAATTATAATCCCGTCGGACATCGTAAAAGAACTGGAACGCAATGACTTCCAGGAGTACTCCATAACAAAAGGATGGGTTCACTTCAAGGATGAAGATAACCTGATCTTTTCCTCCCGAACATTTAAAGCCAAATACCCAGACCTGACTGAGTTATTGGAAATGGACGAAGGATTTGATGTAGAACTACCTAAAGAACTCGTTGACCTATTATCCAAGGCTTCCGTATTCAGTAAGTCCAAATATGAAGAAGACAATCTTGTAGATATAACCATGTCCTCTAAACGTATAGTAGTTCGTGGGGAAGGGAAGAGTGGCTGGTTTGAAGAAAAGTCAGTCATTAAAACCAAAATTAAAGAGGAGTTGGAGTTTACGGTAAATCCGAACTCCCTTTCCCAAGTACTTAAACTGAATCGTACAGTAAACATTCAGGACAACAAAATAGTATTCGAAAGCGATAACGTGATCTGTGCTTTAGTAATATAGGTGAACCATGAGAAAAGGATTTTTCACATTAGACCAGCAGAGGGACTTGACGAAGGGAGTCAAGAAAACAAAAGGATGTTACTCCTGCGGTCTTCATAAACAATGCCTCTCCCCTAAATTATTTGCTACAGGTGAAGGCAAAAAGAAAATATTAATCATTGGCAAACACCAGAGTAAAAGGGAAGATAAAAAAGCAAGACATTGGTTATCCTCCCCGGGACGACTACTCACCAAAACACTTAAAAGATTTAAAATTAATATTGATAAAGACTGCAGAAATATAAATGCAATTTGTTGTCGACTCCCGGGAGATAGAAAACCCAAACCGATTGAAATAGAAAGTTGTCGACATAATATTTTAAAAGAAATTAATGAGTATAAACCTACTCTAATTATACCGTTTGGTATAGATGCCACAAACTCTTTGATTGGACACCGATTTGTAGGTACCATTGGGAGTATAGGGAAATGGAGGGGATGGGCTATACCGGATAGGGATTTTAATTGCTGGATATGTCCATCTTACCATCCCTCTTTTGTCGAAGAGAACGAACACAACCCAGTCGCAAAATTAATATTCGAACGTGACATTAAAAATGCATTAACCCTCCTGGATAAACCACTCCCAAACTATAAAGAAAAAATAAAAATATGCAAGTCCTGGAAAGAAGCAAATAAAGAACTTCGGGAGTTATCTAAATTAAAACCTCCTATAGTCGCATTTGATTATGAAACAACCGGCCTTAAACCTCATGCAAACGGTCACAAAATAATATCGTGTGCCATTGCATGGGAGGATTATTGCTTCGCTTTTCTAAACCACGAACGAATACAACCACTCCTTACCTCATTTGTCACCAATCCACATATCCACAAAATAGCAGCTAATATGAAATTTGAAGAGTTGTGGACACGTGAAATATTAGGAGTTAAGGTTAAAAATTGGCTATTCGATACTATGTTAGCAGCCCATTGTTTAGACAATCGGAGTAATATAACAAGTCTTAAGTTCCAGGCTTATATAAGATATGGAATAGTAGATTACGACTCTTCTATCAAACCATATCTTACAAGTCCAAAAAACAATGCCAATGCTCTTAACAAAATTATGAAATTAGTCAAAAAAGACCCGGGAGCTCTACTCGAATACAATGGAATGGATAGTTTATTGGAATATAGACTGGGTATAGACCAAATGAAAGAAATGGGAATTCTTGATCCTGTTAACTTTGCAAAGACTGGAGTAGTTGGTGGAAACATGCCGACTCTTAAACAACCGAGAAAAATAAAAAGGAAATAAGGATATATGAAATATATTAGAGCTAATTTTCTTGTCACTCGTGCTGTTTTCGTCAAAGATACTAATATTTGTCAATACCTTTATTTACTAATAAGAGGATATAGACGACATAGAACTTTATTTTGTGAAGTTATGGCAAAGTTCTCAAGACCAAAGAATAAATGGATTATATAGAATGAAAATACAACCAACTACATATGACGGATATAAACTACTCCATGAAGGAGTTCTTGCTCTGGCTGATATTGAAGAAAATGGAATGTGTATAGATATAGAGTACTGTAAAAAACAACAGAATCATCTCGCCAGACGTATCAAACATTTAGAAAAGAAATTACTTAAAGATAAAACAGTTAAAAAGTGGAAGAAGAAATATGGGAGTCAATTTAACTTTGACTCCGACACCCAAATGGCTAAAATGTTTAATGTTGACTCTGCTAAACAAGAAGTCATGGAACAAATTGGTGATCCAATTATAGATACATTAATTTTAAGAAAACGACTAAGTAAAGCCAGAAACACTTATGTCGCCAATTATATTAGGGAAGCAGTAGACGGAATGTTGCATCCATTCTTTCATTTACATACTACCCGTTCAATCAGAAGTAGTTGTTCCAACATTAATTTTCAAAACCAACCTGTACGAATAGAATTAATCAAAAAAATAGTACGCAGAGCAGTAATCCCAAGACCTGGAAATATAATAGGAGAAATTGACTACTCTGGTCAGGAAGTAAAAGTTGCTACTTGTAACCATAAAGACCCGGAAATGATAAAAGAGTTAAACGACCCAAGTCGTGACATGCATAGAGATATGGCAATGATGTGTTACAAGGTACCGAAAGACCTCATGACCAGTAAGATAAGATATTGTGGAAAGAACAAATTTGTATTTCCTCAATTCTATGGTGACTACTACGTTCACAATGCCACTGACTTATGGAATGCTATTACTACTCTAAACCTGGAATTAAAAAATGGTATTCCCCTTCATAAACATTTAAAGAGTAATAAATTAGGCACGTACTCCAAATTTGAATCCCATATTAAAAAAGTAGAGAAATACTTTTGGGAGGATAAGTTTAGTGTATACGCAGATTGGAAACAACAAATATGGGATGACTACTGTGACACCGGACAGGTTTTTCTTTACTCCGGCTTTGTGTGTAGTGGTTACATGGAACGGAATAAAGTAATCAATATGCCCATACAAGGCCCGGCCTTCCATTGTCTACTATGGTCACTCATTAAAATAAATAAATGGTTAAAAGAAACAGGAAAACAAACTAAAGTTATAGGACAAATACATGATAGTATAGTACTTGATATTTATCCTCCGGAACTAAATGAAGTTATAGAAAAGTGTCGAAAGATAATGACAGAAGACATTGTTACTCATTGGCCTTGGTTAATTGTACAGCTTAAAATCGATGTAGAGTTGACTCCTGTTGATGGTTCATGGTATTTAAAAGAAGAAGTAAAAAGAGCAGACTGTCATGAATGTGGGAGTAGTTGGATGTGGCAAAAAGAAGATGGGGATGAGGAGTACTGGGAATGTCCGGTATGTGAAAATATAGAAACAGTCCCATTCTAAGGAGGTTCCAATTGATTAGATATAAAGGAATGGTCACGGATATTATTAATAGTGTGCTAAAGCAGATGCCTACAGAATTCGACTTTAATAAGTTTAACTCCCTTGTCCATGACTGTTTACCAAATATTTCAGATGCCGCAGTAAGAACTCACCTTTCTAAGTTATATTATGATGGAAGAGTAAACAGGGAAGGGCCAGATAAGAGTCCTAATAAAACATACACAAAAGTTCCAAAAGAAAAAATAATACAAACCAGACAGAAACGACAAAGGGAGAAAAAAAATGGTACTATATAAAGACTACAGACCAGAAGAACTGGCCCATTTTGAAGGAAGCGAATCTACAGTAAGAGCAATAAAATCTAAATTAAAAGGGGATGACTTTCCTGATGCCGTATTAATTACAGGCCCATCAGGGTGCGGTAAAACAACTCTTGGTAGAATTATCGCAATAGAACTGGGTGCCACAAAAGATCCAGACGAAGATAATATAGATTATACAGAAATGGATTCTGCCCAATTTACAGGAGTAGACACAATTCGTAATATTCGTAAAACACTACCACTCTCCCCGTTCTCTGGTAAATGCAGAGTCTGGTTATTGGATGAATGCCATATGCTTTCTGCAGCCGCCCAAGAAGCACTCCTTAAGGCTTTAGAAGATACACCAGAACACGTTTACTTTATTTTATGTACCACTGATCCACAAAAACTCAAAGTAACATTAAAACGTCGGTGTACTCATTATGAAGTGTTTCCGATGGACGAAGAAGAACTGCAGAACTTTCTTTGGGAAGTTGTCAATGAAGAAAACAAAACAGTACCAGAGCAAATTATTGAAGATATTGTATATAACTCTTTTGGTTCACCGGGCATTGCTCTTAATATTCTGGATAAAATAATTGACCTTAATCCAAAAGATATGCAAAAGCAAGTTCAAATACAAGCCGAAAAAGAACAACAGGTAATCCAATTAGCACGAGCTCTTATCACCAAACAGAAATGGAGTAAAGTAGCCAAAATACTCAAGGAATTATCCCAAGAAGACCCGGAGTCATTAAGACGTTTAGTAATGCGGTATATGAGTAGTGCTATTTTAAATAGTAAAAAAGAAGAACAATCCTCCAGACCTTATTTAATTATGGATGCCTTTCGGGAACCTTTTTATGACAACGGAAGAGAAGGATTAATTCTTGCTTGTTATGAAAGTTTATATGCAGATTAAATATTAATTTTAGAATTCGTAAACACCAATTTGCCGTAAAAACATATTATATGTAAAGGGGTATAATAAATAATGGAGTTAAACTTCGAAAAAGACAGATTAATAGATCGAGATAATTTAGCTGAAGAGTGGTTAAATCAATCTAACTTAGTTGGAAACTACGGCAAACAACTGGTGAAAGCAAAACGTCGTAGAGACAATTTATGGGAGTCTTTAAAAGTTGTTCGTTCGGAGTTAATTAAAGAGTGCAAAGAAAAAAATAAAAAAGCAACAGCTGCAGAAGTAGAGGCTTACTACCGAACAAACATACGCCATAAAAAAGCTAAGAGGCGTTTAATTAAGGCTGAATATGAAATTGGTCTTATTGAGGTTGCCTATGATACTCTACGATTTCAAAAAAAGGAAGCAATGAAAGAACTTCGTAGAATGCAAGATGATGAAATGTTCGCCGAGGATGACATGGATTTCACCAGACGGGCAAAAAAACAAGAAGCCCGTAAACAACAAAAAAGGAGGTTAAAAAGAAATCGTGGGGATTAGTACACCACAAATATTCATACTAATACTCATTTTATTTGTAGTGATGCCAATTTGGGTTCACATAATAGCAAGGATGATTGCCTCTGGATGGGTCAGGGGACAATTTGACGCTATGAAAACTATTACTATAGAGGAGGAATTAAACAATGGGGAAAAAGTCAAAACGCAAGTCGATGAGGAATAAAGTAAGAGGCCGGGCACAAGAACGTGAGAGTGCAACTGGATTACCTTGGCTTTCTACCGGGGATAGTGTTGAAATGTTTCAGCCCAAAAAGGGTCGGAACAAATTTGATATTCTCCCTTACGAAGTCACCGTCGACAATCACCCAGAACAGGAAGCCGGGGAGTTGTGGTACCAGCGTACAGTCTGGGTTCACTACGGTATTGGCGCGGAAGAGCAAACGGTCATATGCCCGTTAAAAACCAATGGGGATAAATGTCCTATTTGTGAACACCGCGCTTCCCTGATGCGCGACCCGGACGGTGACGAGGATATCATCAAAGACCTCAAACCGCGGGAACGGGAGTTATTCAACATCTTCGATTATGACGATGATGAAATCAAACTGTGGCAGTACTCCTACCACAATTTCGGGAAACAGTTGGAAGAAGAAATTCTGGAGAGTGGTGAAGACGAGGACTATGCCGGCCATGCCGACCTTGAAGACGGGTACACCTTAAAGGTTCGGTTCTCCCAGAAAAAACTCGGTACCAATAAATTCCTGGAAGCCTCCCGTATCGACTTTATTGAACGGGACGACTACGACGAAAGCATCTTGGATGACGTCCAGAACCTGGATGAGATTTTAGTAGTCCTTTCCTACAGGGAACTGAAAGATATGTTCTTTGAAATGGAAAAGGACGAAGATGAAGATGGTGAGGAAGAAGAAAAGTCCTCCCGTAAATCCCGCAGGGGTAAAAAATCCGGGAAGAAAAAGTCCTCCAAAAAGAAATCCGGTAAAAAGAGTCGTCGTGGAAAAAAGAAGGATGAAGATGAAGACGGCGACGGGGATGAACCTGAAGAGGACGAACCGGAAGAAGACCCAGAAGATGAAGACGGGGATTCCGACGGTGACGGGGATGAGGAGTGCCCGGAAGGATACGAGTTCGGCACCGACTGCAATGACCATGATGAATGTGATGATTGCAATATGTGGGAGGCTTGTCAGGACGCCCAAGATGCCATGGAAGAAGAGGACAAGGAAGATAAAAAGTCCTCCAAAAAGAAATCCGGTAAAAAGTCCGGGAAGAAAAAATCCGGTCGGAAACGACGTGGCAAGAAATAATATTTAGGCCTGCAGGCCCGGGCGGTAGCACAGTCAGGTAGTGCATCTCTTCGTTGAGTCCATTCCATTAAAAGTGGGCCGGAGGGAAGATCATGGGTTCAAATCCCATCCGCCCACTCCAACATTCTATAACCAAAGGAGGAAATCAAAATGATTTTGGAACCATACAATAACTCAAAAACGAAATACTTCTGGGGAGTTCTTTATCTACTCTCTATCTTATTGGGTAATCTGTTTGTCATCTGGTTCGGCATCGTCAAACTCATGGCTATTAATTTACATCACCCGGAACACGTTTGGGGTGCCATTACCTTTCCTGCGGGAGTCGTGTTCATCGGTCTTACCTTTTCTTTTCGAGACTTTGCTCAACGTCACTGGGGAAAGAAGGCCGTTTGGTACTGGATGATCGCCGCCACATTGATCACACTACTACTCAATTATAAAATTGCAGTCGCCTCTGTTACGGCTTTCCTTATTGCGGAGTCAATAGACTGGGCTTTATTTACTTTTACGGATTTAAAGTTTAAGAAACGGATTGTCGTATCCAATCTTATTTCCACGCCTGTTGACTCTATTGCTTTTGTGACTCTGGCGTTCGGTTGGTTCTGGCCTGCCATTTGGGGTCAGGCCATCATCAAACTCATTTCAAGTCTACTGGTCATTCCCTTTATCAAAGACGACGACAACTGGACCTCATTGTTGAAATAACAGGTGCTATTATGAAAGACAAACTACTCACACCATCGGAGGCCGTCGAATACGCTAAACAAAAAGGTATAGAACTCTCAAAGCCCACCGTTATTAAATATGCATTCAAACACGGCCTTGGATATCAACTCGGTGGTAAGGGTGGGAAGTGGTTTATCTTTGAATCCAAATTTAGGAGGTTTATAAGTGGGCAGGACAGCAACTCCAAAAAATAAATCACTTGCCAAGCAAGTCGAAAGTCGGGACCGGGATAAAAGGGAGGAAGAGCCCTCCCTTATCCCAACACCAAGTACTCAACTCAATTGTGCCTGCAGTGATAATCCCAATGTTGCATTTTCAATGGGAAGGATGATTAATCTTATTGGTGATTCCCATGCAGGTAAAACACTACTCGCCCTTTCCATCTTTGGGGAAATGAATAAGTACTCCCAATATGACAACTACCGTTTTATATATG